TATCGTGGCATCTATCTGGCGATAAGGATCTAGGTCTCGATACCAGGTTGATCTCATCTGTCCGAGTCCGTAGTGTGAACCGTTACGAGCAAGGTATGACCATCGAGATTCTTTTGTAATGATCTTGTTAAAGCAGTTGAACTGCTCCATAGATACGATGCGAGAATGCGCGTATAGCTTAAGCAAATCAGTCTGCGTAGCTGCTTTAGCTTCGACTGTTGTGGATACTGTCAAGATCAGAATTGACATAGGAATAGCTAATAAGTTTTTATTATTTTTAATCTTTATTTTTATTATCTTTTTATTTATCTTTATTTTCAAGATATTATCTTTCAAGTATAGCGATGGATCCTGACATTGTGTCAAGGATTGAGTCCGGTGTGTCGCATCGTCCACAAGTGCCTGTGGATAAGTCTGTGGATAACTCTTCATGAGCAGTCCTCGTCCTCATGGTCAATAACGGCTTCTTGCAGAGCAAAGGATCCGTCCATAATTTCACGATCCTCAATTTTAATGATTGCGCCACATTGACATTGATAGCTCATTTTAACAATGCTCATAAGTCTTTCACTAACGAATCATCGACTAGCTTGACTGAGAATGCACCGCAACCAGAGCATTGAGCGAACCATTCGTGCATCGTCAATTCCGCTCCCTTTGTGATGAGGTGTTCTTTACGCCCGTCACCATAGAGCTTCTTACAGATTGAGCAATCAAATCGCAGCAGTGGCATATTCGCTCCTGACCAATGTTTCAATCGGATTCAGATTGGCCTGATCGACCCACCAGGAATCCTGACGCGGATTCTTAAACCGCTTGCGTCTAGCAAAGGCTACTGGAAGCCAGCCGGCGATGTGATAAACCGGCGACTTTCCAACGACCAGAACCGCTATGTCAGTCTCACGATCATTCGGATAGACGATGAGATTGCCACCTACATAGGAAGTCCAGCGTACTTCTAGCCCTTGACCTACATCGGCTCCTCGCTTGCCATTCGATAGGTTGATGTCATAGTCAAGGCCGAAATATCTGGCCACAATCATTTCAGCTCCCAGAGATTCGGCGTATTCCGTTACCTGTTCGTGATTATTTAACTTGGAGTTGTAGCGAATTGTCGTTCCAAGCTGGCCACTGTACGAGAACACCACATCAACTGCTCGCTTATGAATAGCCCATTCATCAGCCGCGCTAATAGTCATTTTCTGCATTGGCCACAGAACCAAAGTATTGGCTCACCAGAGACATCGCGTTGATAACCGGCACGATCTAGAATCTCGATGCGCTGGCAATGATCGCACTGCTCACACTTGAACTCTGCAACAATTTTGCCATCAATAAGAGTCCGGCCAATCATCGTGTCCACGTCAATCATTTCAGTTACGCGGCTCATTGTGTTGCCATCACAATCATCGCAACAAATAGAACGCATTGAAATAACACCAAGATTTGAATTAGGCGTTTTTTTGTCATACCTGTGGCCTCCACTGTCCATCAGATCCGAGCATGTACCAGGCTGGCGGACACTGCTTCGCTTTAACCTTTTCCGAGCACATGTATCCGCCCCAGCCTTTTGAAGTCTTAGCCGATGTGCCTTCACGCCAGATCATGTGGCCATGAGAACACAATGGAGCAGCAGCTACTTGAACGCCGCCTAGTGTTTCTTTAATGGTGTCGATAGCTACTCCAAGAGTCGGAATGCCTGCCTCTTCTGCCTCTTCACGTGTTTTAAAGGATGGCACGTCTCCGTGTTTAGTGTTCCAGTAGTCATAAGCAACGGCAGAATCTTGAACAATCTTTGGATCGATTCGCTCAACCTGTTGCATATTCTGAACCGTTGGCCGCTTATCGGCTCCAAGTACCAGACCTACGCAACGGCCAATCGCTGATGTGACTGTGTCCTCAACGAACCACTTCTTCATCTGGACGTTGTAGGTGTTCACGTTGCCGAATGCGTAATCGATACCGGCTGGCTCTTGGTCGTCGTAATGGCGATATACACGGCATTCGACTAGGACATAGCCCTTCTCCAGGTTGATGTCCATGATTGATGTGTGGATCTTGCCGTCTTTGTGTGTAGCCCAGAATCGCTGAATTCTTGCAGCTACATCTTCGTAGTTATCTAAGAAACTCACTTGGACACCGCCTGAGCTGATGCGTGACGGCCTACGGCTCGACCGCGTTGATAGCCTTCTTTGTGGCCTTCTTTGTAGCCCATTGTGTAGCTCACAATCGACCAAAGAATACAGGCCAGACACATAAACAGAAATAAACCGATTTCACCTGATGTCATTTTTTGCTCCCGTGAGAGCCTTGTCGAATGCTCCCAGATACAGAGTGACATCGATGACTGACATGGTCAAGTAATGAGCGTATTTTTCGGCGTGTCCTCGCTCTGTTTTTGTTTTGCTTTAAGTCCATTACCAGCTAGGACGCCGCCAAGGGAGCCAGTTAAGAAGATCGCCAATGTCTTGAGTAAATCGATAAAGGCTGCATCGTTAGGAGCTTGTCCGCCGATTGGCTGCGTAACGAAAATAAGTGCATAAGTAATACCTAATGTGACTATAAAAAATACTGCCGCCAATGTTGATCCAATAATGAGGATAAGCTGCGCGTGAACGTCCTCTGGACTACGGCGTCGTGACGGCCTCTGGATAGAATGATCCAATGATGTCCTCAGTGCATGTTCCAGTAACGATACAGGCTGGCTTCTGACATTCTGTTTTCTCCCAGTTTTCATAGACTTGGCACTCATATCTAATTTGATCTCCTAAATTGCAGGAAGATAAGGCCAGCAGTAACGAGCCTAGCCCTATCCACCGCCACACTTATTTCTTGCCGAATCCGTAAGCTGCATCTTTTGGATTAAGAAACTTGGCCGCCGGAGCTAATAGCCCGGCTAGAAAAGCATTGACCAAGACTTTCGGATCCGAAATGCCAGACATATACAGAGCTGCTACGGCCGAGAGTGAAGCTCTCAACCACGATGCTCCTGCTGATTTTAATTCCTTCATTTTTTCTTCTCCTTTGGCTTCGCCTGTGGAAGTGGCTCGACCACTGGATATTCTCCTGCATAGGTTACGAGCTTCGGCCTAGCGAAACCAACAATCTCCTTGCCAATATAGCGACGCTTTACCATAACCATTCCGCCGTTGCGCTGGTCGCCTTCTCCGGACGTGTTGCCTTCAATGCAGAGCACGCTTGTTGTGCCAACCTTGACCACAATTCCAATGTGACTGATGCGATCAATGCCATCGTGTGGAAAGTCCATAAAGCACAAATCTCCAAGCTGCGGCTTATCTTCAATCCAGCGTCCCAGCTCTTTCATTTTATGAGCTCCGGCAGCCGTTGAAACCATTGACGGAATTTTAACTTTTGCCTGGTCAAAGACCCAGTTGCAGAACGAACCGCACCACGGCAATCCATCGGCCTTTGTAAACTTGCCGTACTTTGTCACATTCTCGCCAGTCTCAATCGTTCCGACTTCAGCCAAAGCGACTTCAATAATCCGAGCAGCAGTGCCTTCTGGATACATTACAGACCAAGCGCCTTTAAGTCGTCACCAGTTAAACCTAGCGCTTCAAGTTTTGCCTGAGCTGCGGCTTTTTTCGCCACTGCCTGAGCATCTTGCTCGGCTTTCCAAGCATCATATTGAGCAAAGCCAGCTATAAATTGTGCTTTGGTAATTGGCTCACATTCTAAAAACTGTATGCCTTCGTAATCTTCGCCCACGGCAATATAACCGCCATTTGGAATTAATAAGTTTAGAACTTCACTTGTTCTTGCCATTATGCACCTATTTCCATCAAAATAATTGTTGACCTTGCATTGTCATATTGAACAATAATTCCACTGCCATTATTTGCATTTCTGAATTGTGTTTTGTAAGTTGTGGCAGATGTTGTCGCTGGTGTGTCTAAGATATTTTGAGCATAAGATGTTCCAATGATTTCTTCTGCAATTCCTGTGTAAAGCATTAATGGAGTTGATGCGCTAATTTCTGTTGCGCCTCTAAAAATCTTGATTCCCATTGCGTTGTTAAGATTCGCACCACCTTTTTCCAGTCCATTTTGTGCAACCATTACCAAAACTTTGCTGGTAGCCAAAGTCGGTGTAATTGTTGCCGTTAGTGTTGTGTCCGCATAAGTGCTAGTTGCATTTGTGGTGGAAGTAGTTGTGTTTCCATAAACAACCTGTAAAACTTTTCCACCACCACCTGACGGAGTGACCCACGTAAAGTCCATATTCGTTCCGCTTGTCTTAGATAAGACTTGACCAGTCGTGCCACCAAGTAGATCTTGCAGCGACGTATCAACGCCTTGGCCGAATGTGTTGAAATCTGCTGGGAGATTCGTTACGAGCGAAGCGCTCGTCGGCATGACCCAGCCGAAGTAGGTAGTTGGATTTGCGATGGAAGTTTCCTTTCCTTAGTTCACGACTAATGCGTCTGCATAGTCAAGTGTAGGGCTGAGTGTGTTGAAAGTTTCGACGACACTTACATCTTGCCACTCCATCGCCTGGAGTGAGAATGGCAATGGCGACACAATCAGAGTAATCGAGAGCTCGTTGAAAGAAGCCTGGAATCGCCAGCCCTCAACGAAGCCCAAGAAGTTTCCGGATTGCATATTGACCGGCAGATTGGAAAGCGAAATTGGCTGACCCATAAAGACGTTAATAAGAGCGTCACGATCTGCATCATCGACTTCTGGATTCGTCAGCGCGAAAGTAATGGATTCTAAGAATGCCTGAGGTTGGGCTCGTAGTGTCAGATAAAAATTTGCCTGATCTTCGGCATCGGTCGCGTGCTCTAGCGAAGTCGTAATCTGCTGCGCAAGTTTTCCATAGAGTGCGATTGAAGCTGCATCGGTAGCCGTCTTTGTTCCAGACTTCCAGACAATAGAGACATCGTTGCGAATATCTCCAGCTTTAGTCTGAATCTTAATTCCACGGCCTAAAGCTTGATTGGCATCTAAATCCGTGTATCCGTACGTGGCTAAGTAAGTCGAACGATGTGTGGAATCCGCATAAGAGATAAGTCCAGACGCGTCCTCGTATAAATAACCAAGTCCAGAAGTTGCAAGGTCGGCAACCAGATTCCAAGTAATTATCTGACTAGATCCGCGATTTGCCAGCTCATAATTGCCTGGACGATCTATCTCTCCAAGTCCAGTATTTTCAGCAGTAGCCCAGGTTGTAGTTGCTGGAGTGTAGTTCGCCCACGTTAGAGCTGCCGGAACCTCTGACCAGTTATTGACCAGTAAATCCTCAAGGATTGTATAGATCTGGTCGCCGTCGAAATCCTTAGACAAGACGCCCAGAGTTAAGACCTTCTGAAGCCTTGCAAGGGCTCCTAGAGCCGTGATGGTGACTTCCTGAGTAATTGATACTGACCCAGTCTGCGACACTGTCACGGCAACGTCCACAATAGATCCGCCAAAGATTGGCACGTAAGCTCCGGCCGTGTCTTTGACTTGGATTGAAACTGCGTCATTGATTTCGGCCGTGATAGCGCCAAGATCAAGATTGATGAGATTGATTGTGCAATAGCCGGCTTGAGCCTGTTCGTAGATATTAGATCGCCCTGATGAAATTGAAAGGTTGGCTAGAACAACGTCAGTGTATTCAATGCCTGCAATTAAGACTTTCCAGACTGGAGCCCACTGTGTCATTAGATTGCCTGAAGTGCGCCGGCTCCGCCAGTGCCACGATAGAACGAATCATTGAGCACGCTGATGATTGTGCGAGCAGTGCCTTCGGCATCGATTGCGCCATTGACTGTGAGATTGATTCGAGCAGCGTTCTGAGAATCCGTAAATCCTCCGCCGCCCATAGCAGCTAAACGAGCCGCATTCTGTGAATCGGTAAAGCCTCCACCTGCTGCTGATGCAACCTTGATTGCGCCGGCTGCTGCTGATGCAATACCACCGCCGCCTCCTCCGCCTCCGCCTCCTCCGCCTCCGCCCATAGAAGGAACGACTGCTTGCGATGATAATCCACCGCCGCGAATTGCACCTGGCGCGCCTGTCGTAGCGAATGATTGTCCGCTAATTTTTGACTCTATAAGACTGCGCGTTTCAGAAGCAGACAAGCCCCATTTACTTGGATCAGTAATGACGCCTAATAAACCTAAAGTAAATGAAGCAAACTTAACAACCTTATCCAAAGCTGCAATGATTGTATTTAGCCAGCCAATCATCTTTCCTAAGCCAGAGCTTTGACCTGTATTCGCTTCGCTATTAAACACGCCAAACATTTTAGTTAAAGATGTTGTAAGACCTTTTACTGTTTCTCCAAAACCGAATGCAGCCGTTTCAGTGCTGGTCATTCCATCTTTAAGTTTTCCTTTACCACTAAATCCTAAGGCGAAAGCATTGAAAGCTGGAAGGACGTTGTCATTAATGTAATCAATTAATGAAGTAACCATTGGCAATAAACCTGTGCCAATAGTTTCTTTCGCTTCATCAAAGCTGACTTTCAAGATTGCGATTTTGCCTTGATAAGTTTCTGCATTTGCGGCAGCAGCTCCACCAAATAAATCTGTTAATTTTTGCTGGACGTCTGTGAAGGTCATTGTTTTAAGCTCTGCTGCGGATAATCCAATTCCTAGTTTGCCTAGAGCTGCCGTATTGCCGTCGTAGGCTTTTCCGATTGCATTGGCAACAGTCTCCAGTGGCTTTCCAGTTGCAGTAGCTACATCAAGGGCAACAGTAAGAAGATCCTGCGCCTTGCTGATGTCTCCAGTTGAAATTGCTAGTCGCTGCAACGCTGGACGAAGCTTGTCATCTGCTACACCAGTCGCCAAAGACATTTTAAGAATCGATGCTTCAGTTGCTGCGATTTGTGCATTCGTTGCACCAGTAGCATTTTCTAAAGCATTGGCCAGTTTATTTTGTGAAGCTTCATCTTCAATCGCGGCCTTGACTCCATCGATTCCGATTTTGATTGCATAAGCTCCAGCAGCAGCTCCGGCTGCGGCGAAAGCCAATCCTGCTTTTTTGCCGAAGTCGAGCATTTTTGTTGAGGAACTATCGACGTCAGTATTAGCTGCATTGAGCGATTTCTTTAGTTGATCTACATCAGCAAGAATCGAGAGCTTAAGTGTGCGCGATTGTCCGGCCATTTACCACTCCCTTAAGATTCTGTCGAAAGCAGTTTCCCACTTAGCAATCAAGTCTGGCTGGATTTCGCGGAGTGTCGGATAAATAAACCAACCTTTGGAACCGCCGCGAATACCACTGCCTGACCAGACTGGAAATTGCTTAAACTTGTTAGATCCGAACTCTGTACCGCCCCAGAGATCCTTTGTCGTTCCACCGCCAGAAAATCTTTGACTAACAAAGCCGAAAGAGAGCTCACCAATCTTGGAAGATTTCGACACACGGGAGCCACTGGCAATTCGATTGGCGGCCTCGCCTCGACTGGTCGCCTTCTGTTGAATCTTGCCTTGAGCGAACTCTGCAAGAGCTGATGATTCTCTTTTAGCTGCATCAGTAGCTTCTGCGTCCATCGCCTTAAATGCTGAAGTAATGCGACGAAGATCTGTCTTGTCATAGGCAATCTCAACGTTGTCGCTCATTCTGTTTCTCCAGTATCTCGAAAGCCGTATAGATTTGCTCCGCCGTCGTCCATTCGCTCATCGGTATTCCTGTGGCTATGGCTAACTCCACCAGGATTCGATTTACGCTTCCGGCGGCGTAACTTTTGGGAGAACGTCACCGACTGTCACGTCGGCCACTGT